ATTGTTGCTTTTAATTTTTCACTATCTGCTTCTGCAAGGTTGGCGGTAATATTGTTTTGCTTAAGTAATTGAGCAGCTAATCTAAGGTCATCATTTGATACAGGAAGAGGGTTTCCATCCTTGTCGTAACTACCTTTTTTTATACGATCAATAATTGTTTCTATCGTCAAAGTTTGAAGTTCAGCTAAATTTTCAGCGTCATTTTTCATAACTTGATTGTTACTTAACAAATAGATACTAAACTAAGTCTGCATAGATGCAAAGTTTCGCACATGGCAACAACCGCCCCACCAAAAGAAAAAGAAGTAAAAGTTATCGAGGAAGACGACGATACTCCTGAATACCAGGAGATGATCATGTTCTATATATCAAATGCAATCAGGGCGAGTTTGACCCTTTGGTGCTTAGCAATAATTTCTCTTGCATACATAAAATTGCCCCCAAAAATGTTTGGGATGGAGATACCTGAACAACGTATAGACGCTACATATAGCGCTGGATTATTAGGAAATCTGCTTGCTTCTTACGGAATCAGTATTGGAGGTATGAGCAAAAAGAAGAAAAGGGAAAATGGGGAAGGCCAGAATGGTGGTGGAAGTAGCAACAACCGTGCGGAAACTGTTATAAGACTTGTGCATGATGTCGAGCTTAAGGTTGACAAACCTAAGATCGATCCAATCACAAAACGCCCTATTGACCCTATTAGTGGTCGCTTGGAGACAACATGAAACGACTACTTATCTTTCTCCTACTAGCATCACCAGCTAGTGCTGATATTCATCACACCCTCACCAAATCAGTTTCTTTAAAAGTTAATGCTCCAGCAACACAAACAACGAGGCTAGGGACGAGTTATTCCGTAAGCGGTTCAGGTGTGGATACGACTTATACACCGTCAGGAGGAAGTGCCGTTAGCGATGGACTCGGATCTTTGACTATTGCATCGGGGATTGGTTCAATTCCTTCCTTAGAAGTTACACAAAAAACTGCTGGAAATTCTTATAGTTTCAGCCAAACTTTTTTCCAAGGAGACGCTTTGAGTAGCTCTGCCCCAACAGTAGGAACAGTCGGCAACTTCTCAGAGCAGACTTCGACTCTAGCGGGAACTGCTGGTGATTTAGCTGGAACAATAACTGATACCGCAATAACTTTGACCAGTGGTGGGGCAGGATCTGAGGCGATTGGGCAAATAATTAATGATATAAAAATTGATTAGATTAGTTCTACTATTTATAACTTTTTCCTCTATGGCGAAAGCAGAAAAGATAGTGCCAAATTTTCAGCAAGGGGTATTAAATAATCACACCGAAACTAAAAGTGTACTGAATCGTGATATGACTATCTATGAATTTAGAACAGGGTATAGCCTGACAGTAGGTGGCACAAATGTAAAACCATCAACAACAAATATTGCTCCTTCAGGGTTTGTTAAGACACCAGGGACAGTATCAGGAACAGCTACAACTTATGTGATGCCAGATCTGTCAACTAAGCCTCAGTACTCAATAGTTAATGAAGGTGCTTCCTTTAGTTATTATGAAACGTTAGAAACTCCAGGGATAAAATCTATGACAAAAATAATTGAGGAGCAAACCATAGAAAGTATCAGCGACAGCACAAGTACGTTTCAATGAAACATCTCTATTTAGCACTCTTATTTATTACTTTACCTGTTAAATCTTTCGCACAAAGTATTAATACTTCAAGCCAATCGACGGGAAGTGTAGTTAATCAGGCTGTACAAATTGTACCTTCAAGGCAGTTCCAATATCAACTAGGTGCTAATCAAGTATGTCAAGGAGCAACATTAAATATATCACCATTCCTTAGTTCTACCAATAGTTATGGGCAGCCATATCAACCATATTATTCCAGACCTATCTATTCAACGAAAGATATAGAGGGGACTTTTGATGCAGATAATAACCCAGTCGGAGATGGTGAGCCTGACGAGCCTACAAAGATAATTAGAACAGAACAAGTTAGAACAGGTATGCAGCAATCAAATACAAGTTTAAATGGAGGAATTACTATGACTTTCAGCGTACCGTTATCTTTTAAATATCAAAAGATGTGCAGACTTGGGATGCAAAGACAAGTCGAATTATATGAAGCGTCCTTAGCATCAAAGCGGTTAAATTATGAAATGTCCAGATTAGCTACATGTGGAAAACATATTAGGGAAGGTACTATTTTTGTTGGAGAAATGGCAAAGATTTGTGCCGACGTGAAAATAGTTTCACCTCCTAACGTTGAACATACCCATGCTATTTCTTCCGATCTCTCTGTAACTTCCGACGCTCAAAAGTAGATAATACTTTTTGTTTTTTACCAATTAACTTTTTAACTTTAGCTATTAATTGTTTAAATATTGGCTTTAATGCTTTGGTTAAAATAGGTGTGATTGTAGCCGCAGATGTAGCCAAAACTGTTATCCCAAATGTGGTTGCAGCGACCGAGGGACTAGGTAGATACTTATCTGCAATATTGGTTGGTCCCCATATCTCAAGGCACTTATTCCCGACTAGCTCGAACCCGATTACTTTCTCTTTTGCTTGAGAGTTTCTTATATCCGCTAATCGGTATTGTTGATCTTTAGCAGGACATTCAATTTCTTCATTACCTAAATCACCCAAACCTGTATCTACATCTGTATTACTACTCTTGTTTTTTTGCGATTTAGATTTGTCGTCAGGGGGTGTAGGGGTAGGAGGTTTTTTTAAAGTTTGCATTTTTACAGGGTTATATCTCATCGGTTCAAAGAATGGAAAGATAAAATCAAACCCTGGCTTTTCTACATTTAATTCTCTTGTTATCTGAGGAGTAGTAGGAAGACTATTTATTTTTGGGATTCCAACTGTCTCTACTTCTATCTTTTCAATCTTCACTTAGCAATCTACGAAATTACCTGCTATCTCTTTTCCAATCTGTGAGGATTTCTTTTGGGCTACTGAATTAGCCAACCATCCCACTACAGGCAAACCAGAAAGAAAACCAGATGCAGGGGTAGAAGAAATTAAAGCGCCTCCAACAATCTCACCTTGTGATTCTGCGCTGCCTTTATCTTTAATGCACTGCAAATATGCAGATGTCAATTTTGCGTTATCTACAGGATGATGTGCAATATATTCTTTTCTTATGTAGTTAGTCTTATTATTCCATCCTGTTTTTTCTGTAGTGTGCAAAGTTGTACGAGGAGAGTGCATATTATGTGTGACAAGAATTTCTAAATCACCAGACTCAGAACGCTTGTACTTCATTTGACTTGCCGAGTTCTCAGTCGTTTGAAGTCGAGCAAGGTCAGGAATTTTATCGCCACTGGCATTAGACAATAGCGTTAGGGACATTAAGTTACTAGAAATCAGCCCTATTCCTAGGAGGCCAGGTAAGAAAAATTCCTTCATTACCTAAATGGCAGCGCAGGCCCAGTAATGTTATTTATTTTTATTTGATTTTCAATAACATCAATCATTTGATCCTGAAGAGTCAGCATCATGTGATTCATAAAATCCACTCTTTTCATGTAAACGTAACCACCTCCTATCGCCATTGTTAAGGAGATAGCAAAGGACGCTATTGAAATAGCATCAATAATTTTTCTCATAAAAACTTTTCCTTGCCATCTTAGACTAGCTATTCTCTGCACCTATGCAAACTAACTACCAAGGCTTACCATTTCCATAAACAGGAGTCTTCTGTTCGTTAACGCCGTTCTCTACAGCAGCTTCAATGTTGGCTACAGTGCCAGCATTATCAGCGTCTAGCTTTGCCTTTACCCAACCAAGTACTGTTGCTTCAGTAAGGTCTGCATAAGGTACAAGAGTATCAGGCTTAGGAAGATCAACTTCACCTGTAGCTCTAAATGAATAAGTTCCATCTTCACCGTTAACACGGAAGATAACTTTGTTTACATACCCATCTGCTAGTTCGCGTTGAAGGGTGTTTACTTGCCAAGTTTTTGTTGCCATTTTAGTTGTGTTGAATAAATTGTTTTATGGCTCTGTTGGCCATGTGATGCTATATGG